ATAACGGCCTGTGGGCCCTTTTCCCCGCGGACGAGCCCCCGGGGCCTCGCCCCGGGGACAACTTGATTAAAAGTCAATACTTTAAAGTACCTTTAAGCCTTGTAAATACTGACTTTCTTCTCATTACATTAGACATTTATTAGACTTTGCATTTTCTACTCTGCTATGCCTACACTCTCAACATCTGCAGGCGTGCTCTTATACTCTTCAATAAACTTGCCGTTTTCATCTACCTTATAGTATACCCCATCAGTCAAAATATACACATTCCTTGCCATCACTCCCGACTGTGTCAGATAGTAGTCAATCCCATCTAGCTTTATCCACTGCCCTGAAAGCATTGCTCCGTCTGTTGGATTTAAGTAGTACCAATCCTCTTCCGACTTAAACCACCCTTGTATCATATTGCCCGAGCCGTCAAAGACATACCATCTTCCGCCAACTTGTAGCCACTGCCCTTTTATCGGCTTGCCTTTTTCAAGATATTGCCATCTACCGGCAATCTCTACCCATCCGCTTTTTAAAGCTTCTTTGTGAGCCTTGCAGGCCATGTAGGCACACCAGCTTACAAATTGCTCGCACCAGTAGGCAGGGTGGTCGCCTCCGCAATTTTCCTTGTACCAAGCGCCATATTTGGTATAATTTACCTGCCCTCTATTGGCATGCTTATCTTCAAGATTTGCATTACTTGCCTTCTCTTCGTACCCTACTTCCTCAAGGGCGACCTTTACAAACCCGCCTGCTGTGCAAGTGCTTTCTAAAAAATTTGGACTGCAAAAGCAATTTATTCTATTCGTTCCGCCCACTTCTGCAAGCGTAAAAGAATATCTCTTTTTTGCCACGCAACCGCCATTTCTGTCAAAAGAGATTGAACTTGTATTGCCTTCCGCTGTCTCGATGTCGTATCGCTCACCGCTTTTGCTTACAGATGTGACTATGCCGACATGAGATACTCTTTTTAATTTTGGACTGTAAAAGTATATCTTGTCGCCGAAGTGCGGTATCTTGCCCAATCTGCCCTGCTGCGCGAGTAGTCCCTTACCAGACGGGGTATACTGAGAGTAGTTTCCACCAAGCAGAGTTTCGCCTGCTAAAAATGCACTATCCATGTTCTTTTTCCTTTCTTTCACTAAAAAAGAGAGCCGAAGCCCTCGTTATTCTTTGTCCTCAATCTCTATAAATTCGCCTGTGTTCTTCCTTAGGAATCCCTTTACTGTAATCCACACCCTGCGTACAGGTAGTCCCGATAATGTCATATTCTTAAGCACTGAAAGTACCTCATATACTATATAAAGCAGTGCAAAAAACTCCATCACTGTAATATCCTGCATATGTATATATTCCCTTAAAGTCTCAGGCAAAAATCCTACGAGATTCACCGGGCACAATATGTCTACAAATACCAGGCATACCAAAGATATCAGCATACCGATTTTACGGATGCCCCCATCTATGCCTACACTGGAATTAAAGCTTCTCTCTTTGGCAGCTCTCAAACTTCCAAAGACCACATCCATTACAATCATAATTACTACAAGCTGAAACAGAATATTTCCTCTCATAATATCAAAAACAGGTTTGAAAATATCAAAATGCATTACTAATGCTCCTTTCTTTGCAACAAAAAAGCACCCTAATCGGTGCTTTTAAATACTTATGAAATCTGCTGTTTTAGTGCTTCCTGTAACACTTGCGAAAAGTTTATATTTCTTTCAAGTGCCGCTGCATTTAACCAAGCCGGTAATGTCACTGTTCTGTTTACAGATTTATTCACATTGGCATTTCTAATACTTGGCATATAAACATCCACTAACACGGCTCTTTCATTATCATCTAATTTCATATCACACAATCTACTTGCAGGTGGTATAGGTTCTCCGTCCTCTTCAAGACCGTTAAGTACGCATCCCAGTAAATCTCTGGCGGATAAAAGTGCATCCTTTTCGTCCTCACCACTTGTAGCGCAATCTAAATCCGGAAATGTTACTGCTATCTCTTTCCCGTCCTCATATGTAAATATAGCTGGATAATAATATCTATCAACTTTCTTCATATAGCTCTCCTTATATAAAAATATGTAAATCATCAAGAGGGAAGCCCCCCGTCAGGGCTATTGAAACTTTAACCCTGACTGTCTTTCAATGCTTCTAAGTGTTTTAAGTGGTATGTCCTTGTCCGGATGCTTAACAGTTGTTCGCCCTTTTTTAGTTGGGTGCTTAAACTGTAAGTGGCTTGTTCCGGTTTTAGGTAATTCATACCAACCATCTTCTTTTAGCATTTTTATCACTTCCCTTGATGAGTAACTTTTCATTTCTTACCTCCTTATGACTATATAATAACGCATATAATTATATTTGTCAATAGGAATTGCACATATTTTTATATTTGTTGTAGCTACATCATCAGCCTCCTTGAACCTCTCTACTCCTCATGAGTTGCGTTTGACGGGGTAGCAGTTGAGTCCTCCACACTACCCTCTACTATCTCCCATACTCCAAGGTCTACAGCGACCTGCTTAACGTATGGTTTTAGTCTTTTCGGCACGTCCGCATAAGTACACTTACCTTCAAGTATAAGATTTACATAAAACAATGCTAAATTTTTAAACTTCATATCTTTTTCCTTTCTTTCTGAAAAACAAATAATATATCCTAACAAAATGTATAGCTTCGTATATAGCCATCGCATTATTGTTCACCGTTATCTTTCACAGCTTCGTCACTCATAACAAGACTTGTAAGCTCCATGACAGTTTTCTCAAGCATGTCGATAGCCTTTGCTTGCTTCTCTAACTCTTCTGCGCTTATCATTCCTGTTGCATGTGATACCACGGTAGGCTCTTTACCACTTACATCTATGCTGTCTATGATATGATTATCAGGTATATCAAAAGTATCAATCTTTATGTTTTTGATATCCGACTGCTCTGATACAACTGCCAGTACATCTCCGTTGTCTCTGTATATGACTGTGTGTTTCATTAATTCCCTTTCTAGTTAAAAAACTCTATTTTAGTTATTTGAATAGCACCGCTAAAGCTCTCTGATCCGCTGGCATTTGCGGAAGCGTAAAATCCTAAAAATGCCTGTTCGTTTATGTTGCTTGTATCTATACTCAGCTGCCCCTGTCTTGCTGAAGCCATGACTTGAACAGACATTTGAGAAAATCCATCAACTCTTGCTCCGTTAAATTCAACTCCCTCTCTTACCAGTGCTCTACTTGGTGCAATAAACGCATAAAAGTTTATAGTGGGATTTCCGGATATACTTCCTGTAGTCCTGTAATCCACAACGATACGTCTAAAGGGCGTTAAATTATTTGATTGTGATAGTATACAGCCTATCTTCCTGCCTCTCGGTTCAGGCGATGTGGTTCTTAATGCTAAATTCATACCACCGCCATATACGCCACTGTAGCCGTAACCGCTGGCTATTTGATAGCTATAAAGCTCTCTATTAAAGTAAAATCCCTTATTCGCCACTCCCGTCGCTAAAATTCCGTCGAAAGTGGCTCCGTTAAAAACCGTTCGGCCACTTGAATAATCGGGCATTGTACCTACAAACCTTACGCCATTTTTACTTGTTGCTGTGAAGCCTCGCATAACCTTGTCGGGAGTCGCGTCACCTAAGTTAACCGCATCTATACAAACATGCGGGTGCCCATCTGGGCGGGTATAATAGGCGTTCCCATGTGGAAAATCTACATAAAATACAGGGTTGCTGGGATTTGTCCATCCGTCAAGGCCAAAACTAGTAGATTTATTTGTTCTATAATTGCTCTCTGCTGTATCGACCGTTTTTATCTGCCCCTGCTTTCCAAGTACATTTAGAGAATTCAACATCTTACTTGCGTCAAGTCCAATAGCGTTGGCAAGCGTGTCATACGGCACTATCGCTGCAGGCTTATAATTGCCATCTTTATGATAATATCCTTCTTCAAATCGCACATGCACCTTATTTTCCCATGTCGCATTTACCACTTCCGATGCTGCATTCCAAGCACCGTATGTTCGTATATTCCCTCGTATTCCTGCCACCTGTAACGTATCCAGCATTTTATTAGCATCAAGGTGTATTCCATTTGCCAAAACAGCAGCCATCATGATGTTCTCAGTCGCTCCTACACTTGGGAAGTCAAGGTAGATAGCTGCACCCTTGAGACCGTTCTCTGGCGCTGTTGCTTCGATATAGTTTTCCTTTGCTATAATCTCAGCACCAAGAGCCTCAAAACCCTTAAGATGAAGCCCTATAGGTCTCTCACCTATGGTACATCCACCAGGCATATACACCTTAGCGTACCCAGCTCTAGCTAGAAGAGGTCCCATCAGCAAAAATGATGCACGCATCTTGCTCGTATGTTCGTAGCTCGCCTCACGCTTTGTTAGCTCTTCCATATTTATCTCTAGCACGTTTTCCTCTATCTGATTGATGCTTCCACCAAGAGATACCAAAATCTCCTTCATTACCTTAACATCTATCAAATTAGGCACGTCGCTTATCTTACATTTTTCTTTTGTTAGGATAGCAGATGCCATCTCTGGTAACACCGCGTTCTTGGCTCCGCTTATCTGAACCACTCCATAAAGTGGCGCTCCGTTTTGTACTAAAAATTTTGCCACGACTTCCTCCGAATTCAGCAATCTTCTATGACGATTTCTATAGCTTCTTTAGCTCTTTGATGCATGCTCCACACACGTTCTTGCCGTGCACTTCCTGTACATCCTCATCGCTTCCACAAAACACACATCGCGCTTCGAACTTCTTTAGCATTATGTAGTCATCCTGAACAAAGACCTCAAGGCTGTCATCTGTATTTATGTCTAGGCTTCGTCTTAGCTCAATAGGAATTACAATTCTCCCTAGCGCGTCAACCGGCCTTACTATTCCCGTCGATTTCATTTAGCTTCTCCCTCCAACTAGTTCTTTCCGTTTTTGATAAGTGAAATCAAAGAGCTTATTGATTTTGCTATGCTCGAAAGCGAAGCAACCCTTGATTCATTACCAGCAGCAGCGCTTGCAAAGCTTGCGATGGTCTTTGATAGATCATCTACAACGGGCTTTGTCTCAATCGCCTTTTCGCTAACGATTCCGCTAACAACAGAAACATCCTCCAAAATACCGTTCACTCTCTTAAGTGTCTGTATAAGACGTGCAACTGCTACAATCAAAAATATGAGCAATATTATCGCTACTGCAATCAAAATAATATATAACATGTTGTTCAAATCAATAGTAACCATCTCACCCTCCCGGTATTTTCTTTGATCTCTAA